CCCGTTTACCTCTCTATATTTTTCTGCCGCCTCGGAATAAAGCCCGTTCAGCGTATCGGTTATCAACGCTTGCCGTTCTTGCTCCGAAGAACAAGCATCAAGGCTTGATTGAAATTCATCTTCCGAAACACCCGCCCAATTCAGAGCATCAGCAAGCCCGCCCGTTATTTTCCCCGTTTTTGCTGTTTCGTTTGAAGCCTCGGTTAAATTTTCAATAGGCAAACTGTCGCCAAAAGTAGCGTAAACGCCTGTTGCAATGTCCGTCCATTCCGCAAGTTCTTTTTCGCTGTTTGTAAGCTTTGCCAAGTGCGCCGCCGCCTCGGTTGCCTGCCCTTCGTCACCAAGAACACTATACAGCTCCGCATATGTGTTTTTCGCGTCCTCTGCCGAATGCCCCGCAGTTGTGAAACCTGTTTCAAGCTTCCCCATATTTTCGCGGGTTTCGCGTGTACTTTCTGCAAGCCCCAAAAACGCGCCGCCCATTGCCCCGATTGCCGCACCCATAGCAGTAACAGCCGCGCCAAACGCTTTTCCAACTTTTCCGACCGTTTCCCCGACACTTTCCCAATCAACTTTTGATTGTTTAAGCTTCTTTGAAGTGTCGTCAATTTCTCTTTGCGTATTTATCATAGCTGTTTTGGCGTAATTCAGTTCTTTTTCAAGCTTTTGCGCAGCATCTGAACTTCCTAAGTTCGCATCCCTGTACTTCTGCAATGCGCTTTCCGCGGCTTCAACCTTCTTTTTTTGTTCATCAAAGCGTTTGCTTAAAGCGTTCTGCTTTGCCGTTAGAGCGTCTACGCTATCGGCGTTATCTGCAAATTCCGCTGTGGTAAGTTTCAATTCGGAGCTAATGAGCTTTAGCGACCCGTCAATTTCCTTGCAAGCCTGTTTGTACTCCGCTTCGCCGTCAACGGCCAGTTTAATTTTTATTGCGTCTTCTTTATTCGCCATACTTATAACCCCCCAAGCGCATAGTCAATATCGTCTACACCTTCCGGCTTATCCGGTTTGAAGCGATCCGGATTGAAAATCTTGTGAATTTTGAAGAGGGTTATAATTTTGTACGGTGTCATTTTCCATACGTCCCGCTCCGGCCAGCGCAGCAGCGTAACCCCGATATAAAGAAGGCGGGCAAGGTCTATTCTGCCTTGCCCGCCGCTGCGTTTCCCTCTTCTTCGTCGTCCTCTTCCTCGGTTTCACTTGCGGGCTTCGGCTCGGTTGTGCCTCTGTTGCCGAACGCAAATGACTTTAATGGGATGTTGAAGGCCGCCAATTTGCCTGAGCTTGGAACAAAAGAAAAAGTTTCATAAAGTCGATAACTCATTGAGTTGGCTTTTTGCTGTCGCATCACCATAGAAAACTCTACAGAACCCCGGAAGGGGTTCTTTTTTTTTGCCCAAATACGGGAAATCACCGACAATACACGCTTTTCTGACCAACTCGCTGAGTTGGGATTATAAAACCGAAATGCACGATAATGTAGCCAGCAGTAGGAAATAACTGCCGACTGCTGGCTTGTACAAAGCAATCGCGAGTGCTTGTACAACAGCGTTTTCGCTTCCTGACGAGGCCTTGCTGAAAACGACTCCAAAGAAAAACGGTGATTAACATGACAAAACCTGAGAAAGAAATGTGGCGAATCAATATCGAGAATGCGGCGGTAGCAGTTGCCGAGGAGTACGGAAATGAAATGGTCGAGTCGGTCTTCCGGCGTTACGACGCTCATGGGATGTACGACCTGAGTCCCAGCTATTACAGTGAAGTATGCGGAGACTTAGAACTCATCGCCAACGACAACTAACTCAATCGTCCCGGACAAGACGTTAAAAGGTCTGCCTGATCAATGACTCATCCCTGTGGCCACGGAGATGCGTTCGTAGTCGTTGTGATGGCGAGAAAAATGAATAGAGTGCCAGCTGCGAACGGCTGGTCACCGATGTGAAGCGGAGAAATCCGTATGAGGTGACCATCTATGAAATTTAGAACTGGCAGTTATGTGGGTTATCTCCGCTTTGGCTTAAAAGCCAGAAGGAGAAAACCCAATGCAAAACCAAGACAATCAACGTAAAATCTACATCCGCAGCACTAAACAGTGGGTGCCCGTAACTGAGGAAATCTACAGCGAATACTACCGCCCCATCTGGCGCTTACAGAAGGAAGCGCAAAAGAACGGTCAATGCGTATGTAAAGAAAGGTAGTGTAAAATAAAATGTGCTTTTGCCTTTTCTGAGAAGGTGATATAAACTTAGGAAAGGTGATGCAGATGAGTATATTAACAAAAGAGCAGATGCGGGCAATCCTGAAGGAGTACAACGTCAAAACAACAGACGATATCAACCATGCCCTAAAGGATATGTTCGGTGGACTGCTTCAAGAGGCGCTGGAAGCCGAGCTGGACACAGAGCTTGGCTATGAAAAGAACGGCACAAAGCCTGAGGGCACAGGCAATCGGCGCAACGGGCATACCAAGAAAACCGTGCGTTCCGAGCATGGGGAGCTTGCATTATCCGTGCCACGTGACCGTGCCGGGGAGTTTAATCCCCTCATTGTAAAGAAGCACCAGAAAGAGGTTACGGGCATTGAGGAGCAAATCCTTGCGTTGTATGCCAAAGGCGTTTCGGTGCGGGATATTCAGGCCCATCTGAATCAGCTCTATGGTGTAGATGTTTCGCCAACGCTGATTTCCAATGTGACAAACCGCATTATGCCGCTGATTAAGGAGTGGCAGTCAAGACCACTGCAAAAGACCTACGCCGTGGTGTTTCTGGATGCCATTCACTACAAGGTCAAGCAGGAAGGAGCGATTGTCAACAAGGCCGTCTACATGGTCATTGGCATTGATATGGACGGCTGCAAGGATGTTCTGGGGATGTACATAGGAGAACACGAAACCTCAAAATTCTGGCTTACGGTGCTCAATGAACTGAAAAATCGGGGGGTGGAAGACATCCTCATTTGCTGTGTGGACAATCTTACCGGTTTCTCTGAGGCTATCCTGGCCTGCTTTCCGCAAACCGAAATACAGAAGTGTATCGTTCATCAAATTCGCAATTCCATCCGCTATGTTTCCTACAAGGATACGAAAAAGCTGTTGGCTGGGCTCAAACCTATTTACACAGCTCCCAGTGAGGATGCAGCCCTTGCGGCCCTGGATGAATTTGGGGCTGCCTGGGGCAACAAATATCCGCTCGTCATACAGTCCTGGCAAAGAAATTGGGGTGAAATCGCAACCTTTTTCAAGTATCCCCCCGAAATCCGCAAGCTGATTTACACAACCAACATGATTGAGAGTTACCATCGTCAGCTGCGCAAGGTGACCAAGGGTAAGGCTGTTTTTCCCACGGACGAGGCTTTACTGAAAATGCTGTACCTTGTCACCCAGGACGTTATGCTCAAGTGGACAGGCCGTATTCATAACTGGGGCCAAATCCTCCTCCAACTTAGCGTGTTCTTCCCCGACAGGGTCAGTTCCTTCCTCAGATAGGGAAAAGCACAAAACTATTTACAGACCCTAATGACACTCTTCTTTGTATATCAGGGTGATCTCAATCCCAGTTGTCTTTGCCCATTATATATAATTTTGTCTTAAT